TATCTTCGCACAACAATTAGGTTACACTCCTGCTGAATGTTTAGAAGCAGCTTGGAATGAAATAAAAGATAGAAAAGGAAAAACCGAAGGTGGAGTTTTCATCAGAGAAAAATAGATTACAATAAAATAAATAATATAAAATGGCTAAAACAAACTACGGCGAGGAATTCGGCTGGGAACTTGATGTTGATTTTCCATCGTGGGCAAATACTGAAATATATGTAAAAACTATATCTAAAGGATATTTGTTACCAGGTGAAAAACCCAAAGATGCTTATTGGAGGGTTGCAACAAGAGTTGCTCAACGATTAAACAAACCACAAATGGCAACCAAGTTTTTTGATTACATTTGGAAAGGTTGGTTAAATCTTGCAACACCAGTTCTTTCAAATACTGGTACTGATAGGGGATTACCTATTTCTTGTTTTGGTATTGATGTTGCCGATTCTATTTACGATATTGGTAAAAAGAATTTAGAACTAATGTTACTTGCAAAACATGGTGGTGGAGTTGGTATTGGTATCAATCAAATCAGACCAGCAGGTTCCAACATTACAGGTAATGGAACATCTGATGGTGTAGTTCCATTTACAAAGATATATGATTCTACAATCCTTGCAACTAACCAAGGTTCAGTTAGAAGAGGAGCAGCATCGGTTAACTTAAACATCGAACACGATGATTTTGAAGAGTGGTTAGAAATCAGAGAACCTAAAGGAGATGTAAATAGACAATCACTTAATCTACATCAATGTGCAGTAGTAGGTGATAAGTTTATGAGAAAACTTCAAGATGGAAACGAAATTGCAAGAAGAAAATGGGGTAAACTACTTCAAAAGAGAAAAGCAACTGGTGAACCTTACATTATGTTTAAGGGTAATACCAACAAAGCAAATCCTGAAATGTACAAAAAGAATGGATTGAAAGTTCACATGACAAATATCTGTTCAGAAATTACATTACATACAGATGAAAACCACTCATTCGTTTGTTGTTTATCATCAATCAACTTAGCAAAATATAATGAGTGGAGAGATACAGATTTAATTTATACTGCAACTTGGTTTTTAGATGGTGTACTTTCAGAGTTTATCCAAAAGGCAAAAAACATGAGAGGATTCGAAAACTCTGTTGCATCTGCTGAAAAGGGTAGAGCATTAGGATTGGGAGTTTTAGGATGGCACACATATCTACAACAAAATGGTATTCCATTTGAAGGTATGGAGGCACAATTTGAAACTCGTAAAATCTTTTCACAAATAAAAATTGAATCAGAAAGAGCTTCAAGAGATTTAGCAACAGAATATGGTGAACCTTTATGGTGTAGAGAAAGTGGATTTAGAAACACACACTTAAGAGCAGTTGCACCAACAGTTAGTAACTCTAAATTGGCTGGTAATGTATCGGCTGGAATTGAACCATGGGCAGCAAATGTATTCACCGAACAAACTTCTAAAGGAACTTTCATTAGAAAGAACAATGAGTTAGTAAAGGTATTAAGAAAAGCAGGTATCAATAATAAAGAAACTTGGGATAAGATTCTTGAAGATGGTGGTTCAGTACAAGATATAAAAGAATTAGATGAATGGTGTTATCTTGATGGTAAAATGGTACTATGTAAAGATATTCAAAATGGTGATAGAGATAAAATCTACCCTGTCAAGGATGTGTTCAGAACGTTTAAGGAAATCAACCAAATGGACTTGGTTAAACAAGCTGGTGTAAGACAACAGTACATTGACCAAGGAGTTTCCTTGAACTTGGCGTTCCCATCTATTGCATCCCCAAAATGGATTAACCAAGTTACATTAGAAGCTTGGAAGCAGGGAATCAAAACGTTATATTATATGAGAACTGAATCAGTTCTTCGTGGTGATATAGCAACACGAGCTGTAGACCCCGATTGTGTTGCGTGTGATGGATAATTAATTTAATAGGAGAAAAAAATGATTGAAGTAAAAAAATTCTACGCAGAATGGTGTGGACCATGTAAAATGTTAACACCTTTAATGGAAAAAATAAAACCAAGTTATTCAGATGTATCTTTTAGAGATATTAACATTGATGAAGAGTTTGAAGTAGCTCAAAAATATTTTGTAAGGTCAGTACCAACTGTTATTATTGAACAAGATGGTAAAGAAGTTGGTAGATATGCAGGACTTCAATCAGAGATGACTTACACAAATGCTTTAAATGAACTAAAAAGTGCCTAAAATATTTGGCAGTCTCGAATATTTTTTGTATATTTGTATTATATTAAAAAGTAAATTATGTTAAACCGTTACGATGAAAAACAACTCGAAGAAAACTATAATAAGTTTATTGAGGCGTTAAAGAAATCGTTTGATGGAGAACGATTAGAAAAATTACTCCATATGTACTCAATGGAAGAATTAGGTCCAAACCTAATGTTATCCCCTGCAAGTGGAAATGTAAACTACCACAATGCTTACGAAGGTGGTTATCTTGACCATGTTATGAATGTGGCTAGAAATTCACTTCGTATGATGAAACTTTATCAAGAAGCAGGTGGTACTGTTGATTTCACACAAGAAGAATTACTTTTCTCTGCTTTCCACCATGATTTAGGAAAGTTGGGTGAGAAAGGTAATATGGCTTATAAACAACAAACATCAGATTGGCATGTAAAAAATCGTGGAGAAGTTTATACTTGGAACGATGATATTAGTTACATGACACATACTGATAGAACTTTCTACCTATTATCTCAATACGATTTAAAATACACAGAAAAAGAATTCTTTGGAATTAAACTTACTGATGGTATTTACGATGAAGATAATATGAAATATCTAAAGACCTTTGATATTAAAAAGGCACAAAGAAGTAACATCGGTCATGTACTACATTTTGCAGACCACATGAGTACTCTTATCGAAAGAGACTTTGTACGAAATGCACCATTTTAATGAACATAGAACAACTTTGGTTTTTCAGTAATAGGTTGAGAGGAGAATCTCATCCATCTGCTAAACTTACAAATGAACAAGTAATAAAAATAAGAGAATTACATAAACAAGGATTCTCTACTAACGTTATTGCTCGTAACTTTAAGGTAAGTAAGTGGAATGTAGAACAAATAGTTAAGAATAAAACCTGGACACACATTTGAAACAGTTAGAGTTTTTCGATTTCAAATCAGTTGGAGAATCATCCATTAAATTACCTAAACCTATCATCAAAGAACACGATGGTATAAGAGTAGTACGAGATGATTTATTAGATGGTGGTACTAAAAGAAGAGCATTCAATGTATTTGTTGAATCTTTTCCTGATGTTCAAGAATGGGTTTATGCCTCACCAAGAGAAGGATATGCACAATTATCATTAGCATATGCTTGTCATGATTTAGGTAAAAAAGCAACTGTAACTGTTCCAAAAGGAAAACACAATTGGTTAACAACAGAGGCGATTCGTTTAGGTTGTAACATCATTGAAGTACCAATGGGATATCTAACTAATATTCAAGCTAAAGCAAGATATTATGTTGAAGAAAATGAAGGAGCTCAGTTAATTCCATTTGGTGGTGACCATCCGATAATTATAGAGGCAATGAAAAATGCTGCTCTCTCACTTGATATAGAACCCCCTAAAGAGGTTTGGACAGTTATGAGTAGTGGAGTGTTATCGAGAGGGTTACAACTTGCCTGGCCTGATGCCAAAGTGTATGGAGTGAGAATAGGACACAACACAACAGAAAGAGAACGAGGTAGAGCTGAAACTTTCTTATCGAAATACAAATTCAATCAAGAATGTAAAGAATCAGAAAGACCTCCATTCCCTTCTTCACTAACATATGATAGTAAAGCTTGGGAATTTATTAAAGAACATGCTTCAGAAGGAGCATTATTTTGGAATGTAGGAAAATAAACGATTATGTTAAAAGAGATAAAACAACTAGAACTTCCTAAACAAATAAAAGAGTTAAAGATTCATGATGAAGTTAATCTTAATGATAATGCGTATTGTTATCACATTACTGATTTAGATAGTGGTAAGTGGTATCATGGATATCATCTGGATTCTGAAGATAGGATATATTGGCATAGTTGTCAAAATAAAGAGTTTAGGGATATATTTTCAAATCCAAAATCCAACTTAAAGTACGAAATAGTTTGTTCTGGTTCAAAGAAAGCTATGATTACCAAGGAAAAGCTTTATTTAACGAATAATAATGCTTCTTCAAATCCACTATCTTGGAATGGTAATAATGGTATAACTAAAAATAAAGAAGTTGATTATGAAAAAGTAAATGATATAGTTCAGAAAACCAAAGATGGTACTTATCCCCATGCCACCGCAACAAAAGACGAAGTTAAAGGTGATAAGTTCAAGCAGGTTAGAAAAATGGAGCATATAGCAGGTCATATTCAGATGATTGCAGATGAGATTGATTCTAGTGCAGGTGATACTTCTGATTGTGACCCTATTGTATATTTAGAAAACTATTTTCATGATGGAAATCATTTAGGTATTAGTGGAAACCATACACACAAAGGATTTATTAGAAGTAAGCATGCCACAAAAATATCATACCAACTTGTACCTGAAAGTGATTGGAAAGATTTAGGTGATAATGGTATAAAGGCTCTTGGATTGGCTTTTAATCCACGAGAGGTTATTGAAAAGAAAAGGTCAACCATAGAAGATGGAGTTGATTATTGTTTAGACCTGTATGATTCTGGTTTAGATTGGTGGTCTGATTCTACTAAAAAGTATTTAAAAGAACAACTAAAATATAAAAAACAACATCTTCCTAAAATAAAAAAAGGAGTAGAAGATGAACTTACAAAACAAGATAGAAAATCTAAACTAGGTTTGGTTTTTAGAACATATGATAGTAATAGTGAACATCATCAAGAACTTTTAGATAAAGTTGATTATTATTCTAGTGATGATGTATATTCTGTTTCGTATTCTTCTGCAAATGTTGATTTAGAACGATTGGTTAGTGGAGCT